CCTTGGATATATCGGGTAACGCGGACATTGACGGTACTCTTGAAACTGACGCTTTGTCCCTCAACGGCACCGCAGTTACTAGCACGGCGGCAGAGCTTAACATCATGGACGGAGACACCTCTGCTTCTTCCGTTACGGTGGTTGATGCGGATCAGATCGTTTTGAACGACAACGGAACGATGAAGCAGATCGCAGTCAGTTCGTTAAAAACATATTCGGATGGTGAAACGGCTTGGGTGAACTTTAATGGCACGGGTACTGTTGCCATTACAGCTAACGCAAATGTTAGTGGAATTACGGATAACGGCACAGGAGATTACACTTTAACTTTTAGTCCTGTTTTTTCAGATGCAAACTATATTGGTACTTGCGGCACTTCTTTTCCCGGTGCGGGTGTTAATCTCATGGTTGAATCAACAGACGGCTCTGAGGGAGCCACAGTTTTAAAAAGCACTTCAGAAATAAACGTTAGTTGTGTTACAGACAGCAATAATCACATTGATTTAATCAATCAATTTTGGAACTTCATTAGATGATAAAGAATACTAAATATCGTGTGATTTTTGAAGACCCAGACGATCTGGACGCCCCAGTGAAGGTCTTGATACCGTCTCAAAGCTGGCTGGATGAAGCAATGTCAGGAAATCTGCCCCCGATTTGGGTTTACTGGCAGCTACAAGATGACGAGCAACAGGCCATAGATGAGGGTCGGCATAAATCGTTTAAACATGACTCAGAAAAACATGCTCTACAATGGTCTGCTCCCCGCATTGACCCTTTGACGGAAGAAGAAGCAATGGAGTATTTGTGTATGAAAGACCTACCACGCCGAGTTTGGTCTAAAGAACACAACCGCCCTATGTTTTGGATTGTTCGCACGGAGCAAGTACCATCTGACAGGAACTTTAGAAATGCTTGGAGAATGGCGGCATGACCACATTTGTAAAAATAGGCGCTACATCTTATAAAGCTGCAGATTATACGGTCCCAGCGGATCGCACGTTTCGTAACGCTTGGTCTGCTCCTGCAACAGACACCACCGTTATACAGATCGACATGGTAGCTGCCAGAAAGATTTGGCAAGATAAGATAAGAGCGGCTCGTAAAACAGAGTTTGAAAAACTTGATACTCTGTATATGAGGGCTTTAGAGGCTGGTAATACATCAGATCAAGCCGCTATTGTCGCGCAAAAGCAAGCGTTAAGGGATGCTCCAACTAACTCTGGAATAGCCTTGGCAACAACACCAGATGAATTAAAAGCTGTTCAGCCTATTCCTAACGTAACGGTGGTTTGATAATGCCGCTTACAGACCTTAAATTTAAACCCGGAATAAACAAAGAGATTACGCCGTATTCTGAAGAAAACGGCTGGGTTGATTGTGATAAGGTGCGGTTTCGGTTTGGTTTTCCTGAAAAGCTAAACGGCTGGGAAAAAAACACCAACAATGCTTTCTTGGGGTTATGCCGTGGATTGCATGAGTTTGTTGCTTTAAGCGGCGAAAAGTTTTTGGGCGTTGGAACTGAAGAAAAGTTTTACATTAAACAGGGTGCGGCATTTAAGGACGTTACCCCTATTCGCCTTACTACTAGCGCAGGAGACGTTACATTTGCCGCAACAGATGGATCGCCTGTCCTTACTGTAACAGATACAAATCACGGCTGCATAGTTAAAGACTTTGTAACTTTTTCTGGCGCGGCAACATTGGGCGGAACGATTACAGCAAACGTCTTGAACCAAGAGTATCAAATTACAGAAGTTGTAAACGGAAACACGTACAAAATATCGGCTAGAACCGTTAGTACACTAGAAAGTATTACAGTGTCTGGTGGGATAAGCGCCACAGCGGTCAATGCTAATGGCAGCGATACTGGGAACGGCGGTGGTAGTGTTGTCGGCACTTATCAGATTGGCACAGGATTAAACTCTTCTGTGCAAGGCGGCGTTGGTTGGGGCGTTGGACTTTGGGGCGGCACAACAGATGGTGCGTTGGTTGGTCAACTTAACGAAGCCTTAGATACCAGCGAGACTACGATCACCTTGGATGGCACAACGGGCATTGTGGCTAATGACGTTATACTTGTGGACTCTGAGTTAATAAAAGTAGGTGGAATTAGTAGTAACGATTTAACTGGCTGTACTCGCGGTCACTTAGGAACCACTGCCGCTACTCACGCTGATAATAGTGTCGTTCTTTTAGCTGTTGGAAACGCGGCAAGTTCAAACGACTTTGTTGGTTGGGGTGAGCCAATAAACACAGATTCAATAAGTGCCGCAAGCACACTGCGTATTTGGACCCAAGATAACTTTGGTGAAGACTTAATTCTTAATGACCGTAACGGCTCAATTTATTATTGGGATAAAACAAACGGCGTAGGAACACGGGCCAAGGCTCTAACAGATAGCGGCTTGAGCCTCGGAACGCGCACCTCGGTTCCTACAGTGGCTTTACAGGTATTACTTTCAGACAGGGATCGTCACGTTATTGCGTTTGGTGCGGATGGCCTTGGTGCATCCTCAACGGCCACTGATGGTAATGGGACTCAAGACCCTTTGCTTATACGGTTTAGTAGTCAGGAAAACCCTGTCCAGTGGTATCCAACAGCCAGTAATACAGCGGGTGATTTGCGCATAAGTTCTGGCTCCACTATTGTTCAAGCCATTGAAACACGGCAACAAATACTTGTGTTTACAGATGTCTATTCACGCGATGCAGTTTATTGGGCCACCGTTTACTTTTGGCATTAACTTAATCTCTGAAAACATTACAATCGCTAGTCCCAAAGCTGCAATCGCGGTTGATGACCAAGTGTTCTGGATGGGTGACGCAGAGTTTTACGCTTACTCAGGTGCAGTGCAGCGAATACCCTGCACAGTCAGGGACTTTGTGTTTGACGGCATGAACAGGGACCAAAAAGAAAAGGTTATAGCTGGGGCTAATGTTTCCTTCTCGGAAGTGTGGTGGTTTTATCCTTCTAACGATGCTGGCAACACCGAGAATGACCGTTATGTAGTTTATAACTACATGGAAAAGCTTTGGTTTATAGGGACTTTGGGTCGCACTGCGTGGTTAGATCGCGGTATCTCTGCGTTTCCGATTGCTACATCTACAGATAACTTTTTGTTTGACCATGAAAAAGGAACTGAGGACGATGGGTCAGCTATGTCCACGTTTATTGAGTCTGGTGACATGCGTATATCACAAGGCAATCAGTTTTCATTCATCAGTCGTGTAATTCCTGACGTTAATTTCAGGGAAACTACGGACACCTCTACGATGAATTTTATTTTGGAAACAAAGAACTTTCCGGGCCAAGTGGATCAGAACTCTTCTACAAACGCGGTTGCAAAAACGTCTGCAACTCCCATCGACCAGTACACAAACCAGTATTTTACACGGTTGCGAGGCCGCAGCTTTACGTTAAAGGTGCAATCCACTACGCAAAACGTGCTTTGGCGCTTGGGTGTGCCTCGTATTGAAATAAGACCAGACGGGAGGCGCTGATGGCTACACCCGCTCCACTTCCATTTTTCCCTGTTGCGCCTTTGGACTATGACCAACGTTATCTTAACGAAGTTGTGCGGTCTTTCTCCACTTTCCTAGCGCAGTACAATGCGTCTCAACAGGACAGCGATGAGAATAAAGCTACCGCAGTAGGGTGGTTTATGGGCTGATGGCAAATGTTTATGTAAATGCAAAAGTTGACCTTACGACAACGGACGTGACCACACTTTATACGTGTGGCCCTTTTTCTACCGCAATTATAAAATCTATCCTTGTGTCAGAGGATAGCAACAACGCGGACACGTTAACGTTAACGTTGACCAACGGGTCAAGTGTATTCAGCTTGTTTAAAGACAAAGCAGTGGGGGCCAAGGGTACAGTTGAATTATTGACCGCACCGCTTGTGGTTCAGGCAGATGAAATCTTAAAGGTGACGGCGGGTACAGCAAATAGGTTGCATGTCGTAGCTAGTGTTTTAGAGATTACATAAATGGGTTAGGGGTTTTGTTTCACAATGATTGACCCAATTACAGCATTTGCCGCAGCTAACGCCGCTTTTAAAGGTGTCAAAATGTTGGTCGGCGCAGGCCGCGAGATGCAAGATGTAAGTCAGCAGCTTGGAAAGTGGTATTGTGCTGTTGCAGATATTTCTAAAGCTGAGACGCAACGTAAAAATCCTACATGGTTAGATAAACAAACTCAAGGTTCCGATAACATAGAGCAGCAAGCTATGGATATTGTGATCCGTAAGAAGACCCTGATTGAGAAAGAGAAGGAAATTAAATTTATGCTGGACTACAGGTTTGGCTTGGGTACTTACGATGAAATGCTAGGTATGCGGCGTAAGATACGCGCAGAACGCGAAGATACGGTTTATCGTGCTATGGAAGCAAAACGCCAAATACAGAACAATATAGCGATTGCTGCGTTAAGCCTTGGCATAATTAGTGTGCTTGGTAGCGGCATGTATTTAATTTTTTTGGTGGCTCAGTAATGGATGGATGGGTTCTATATTTTCTTATTGTTTTTATAAACGGCGATTCATTTATGTTGGAAAACAACCAACGCTTTGAAACAAAAAGAGAATGTTTAATTGAGGGTATGCAAAAAGGAAGTTCTATTGTAGAAAACATAATAGTAATGTCAGGAATAACCGCTTCAGGGCAATTCACTTGTCGTAAGGTAGGGGTGGATACATGATGTTAATTGCATCTGCAATTGTAGCTGGTTTAGCTAATCCTGATTTTGTAACTTGCCAGTTGGCTAAACGCACTAAAATACAAGGTGAAATGGTTTGTATTTACAAAGGGCCAAACAATACGATAGGTTATCACTATCCGAGCTTTAGTTTTAAGGAATGTCCGCAACAGTTTCAATGTCGATACTCACCCAATACTAAGCGGCGTCCGACTGTTAAGGAAATAATGGAAGGCTTGCAAGGGGGCTTTGAATGAAAAACGCTTTTGAAAAAATACTAGAATACAAACTTTTACCGCGTTTTATGATGTTTACTATGACGGTGGTATATGTGCGCTGCATTGAATGGGCGCTCACACAACCAGACTTGTCCACACAGCAGGCAAGTTTAATTTCTGTTGTCACAGGCGCTATGACGGGCGCATTTGCAGTATGGTTGGGGTCAGAGAAATGATACAGGCATTAATAGGGCCGCTTGGTAGCCTAGCTAGTAGTTGGTTGCAGGGAAAAGCCGATAAGAACAAAGCAGAGGCCAAGCTAAGGCTTACTGAGGCGGAAGCCAAGTCTAAGATAATGTTGTCTGAAAAGACAAGCGTTGCCGATTGGGAGCGCATAATGGCACAGAATAGCGGTTCATCTTGGAAAGACGAATGGTTCGTAATTATTTTATCTATACCTATGATCCTTTGTTTTATTCCGGGCATGGAGGGCGTTGTGCATCACGGTTTTGAACAGCTTCAAGCCGCACCAGATTGGTATATGTATGCACTTTTGACTGCAATATCTGCATCATTCGGCATACGTGGGTTCAAACAATTTTTAGGAAAGAAATAACTATGGGCTATAAGTTAAGCAAACGAAGTCTATCTAGGCTGGAAGGCGTAGATGAAAGACTAATCGGCATTGTGAAATACGCTATTGGCGTTACGAAGCAAGATTTCAGCGTGATCTGCGGGTTGAGAACAATAGACGAACAACGTGCTTTAGTTGCAAAAGGGGCTTCGCAAACCATGAAGTCAAAACACATCGACGGTAACGCTGTTGATCTTATGGCTTACTGCAATGGTGGCAGATGGGAACTCAATCTATATGATGAAATTGCAGATGCCATGAAGGAAGGTGCAGAGGCTGTGGGCGCAAAGCTGCGTTGGGGCGCTGCGTGGACGATAGATGACCTTGGAGCGTGGGAAGGTAGCGCAGAGAATGCTATGAACAGCTACATAGACATAAGGCGCTCACAGGGGCGCAGACCGTTCATTGACGCGCCACATTTTGAGTTAATGCTGTGATATGCACGTATTCGTTCTTATGGTCTATCTGGGCTATGGGGATAATCGAACCCTATTGAGTGAGGATATGTATTTTCACCGCGTTGACTTCTGTAATAAGGTGGCAAGTGAAGTCGTTAAAAGGTACAGTACGCACGGAATAGAAGTGGAAGACAGAGTTGTTGCTTACTGTGTGCCAAAATATCTAAATCAGGTTCCTGAAAATGTTTACTAACCCGAACAATTTAGTTTTTTTAAAAAAAACAATAACCCCTACAAATGTTCGGGTTTGTATGCTAGAAAAGCAAACAACTGAGGTTACAACATGATGAACAGCATGCAGAACATGGGCAGATACGGCGATACACGCATGGCGCATGTGGCTCCCGGCGAGATGGTTGTGCCGCGTCAGGTTATGCAGAACAATCCTCAGATGGCACAAGGCATTGCATCTGCAATTAGGTCAGANGGCGTTGACCCTAGACGCTATATGGTTGGTACACCGCAGAATAGTATAAACCCGAACACAGGTCAGCCAGAGTTTTTCTTGCCGCAGTTAGCTGCGTTCGCTGGAAAAGCTCTTGGCAGTAACGCTGTTAAAGGCGCGTTGACTTCTTTGGCTCTGCGCAAGCTACAAGGTAAGAAGGCTGGACTGCGCGAGGCTTTGATCGGTGGCATTCTAGGCGAAGGCATAGGCGGCTATATGGGTAAGGGTACATCTATAGCTAACCTCTTTGGTGGGGCGAGTGGTGGACCGTCTATGGCGTCTGAAGCAGCACTAGATAAAGCAAACATGGCTGATATGGCTAAGAGAGTGACAAAGGGTGTTGGACGCGCTGATGGTCCGGGTTCTGCTGGATTTGGCGCTGAAGCTAGTAAATATGCTGTTGATAGAACAATAGACGCAGTGAGGCCCCCCGTGCCGAAACGTGTGTTTAAAGAAGACCTAATGGGAATTGGCGAGTTGGGATCGTCTGTATTTCCAAGCCTAAAGGACGAAGGCAACATTCTTGGCAAGATACTAAACACCAGAGGTGGCGAGGCGTTGCTGTTTGGCCTTGGCTCTCAGGGGTTGTCAGCATTATTTGATGATGATGACGAAAGCGAAGCTGAAAGAAAAGCAATCTTAGCGAGAGCCAATCGTCCATTTGGATTTGGCAGGCCAACATCTATCAATACCATGAGGACATTAGCTGACGGCGGTGAAACAACGCCTGACTATTTCCCACGTAGAAACGGCGGTATTATGCCCAGCGAAGGCTCTGGCACAAAAGACGATGTACCCGCTATGCTAATGGCTGGTGAGTTCGTATTAACGAAAGACGCGATAAAAGGTCTTGGTAATGGCAATCAACGTCAAGGTATTGCTAAAGCATACGATATGCAAAATGCGCTAGAGAAAAAGGCTAGAACATGAGTGAAACCTATGAAACCATTCAGCGCCGTCCCGAATATATTGAACAGCGTGAACAAGCCTTACTAGATAAAATATTCGGCACAGAAACAGATGGTGTTTTTACTGGCGGTCTTTTGGATGCAGAAGCGTATCCAAACCTGTTTAAAATTCCAGAATATAAAATGGCTGATGAAACTGACTTAGAAAAGTCTATCTATGGCTCATTTGATACTGACCAAGAGCGACAAGCGTTTATGGATCGGTATCAGCCATATTTTCAAGACGCTCAAGGTGACGTTAAATATTTTCCTGAAGCGGGGTCTACAGTAGGTCAGGGTATTGGCACGATAGGCAGTGCAATAACTGATTATTTTCCTCAAGCCGAAACATACATTGGGCAAGGTACAGAGGCGTTTGACCCGTCTACTGGCGTTGCCGACTATATGAACCCGTACAAGCAAAGCGTCATTGATGAGGCAATGAAGCAGATCGACAAGCAAGGCGCACAAGCCATGCAGAAATTAAATGCACAGGCAATAGGGGCTGGTGCGTTTGGCGGATCAAGAGCGGGTGTGCAAGCAGCGGAAACGCAGGGCAACATTCAAGATGTTAGGGCCAGAACCATAGCAAACATGCTATCTCAAGGATACGATAAGTCTCTAGGTGCAGCTATGTCTGGGTTTGAAGCCGAACAAAAGCGCAACTTAGAAGGCGGCAGACTTACGGGTGGATTAGGGCAAACAGTCGGTGGTCTTGGTTCTAAAATGGTAGATGCAGGTTCTACTTATGGAGCTTTGGGTAGTCAAAGCGCAGATGTAGGTCGGGTTTATAGCGCCATGACCCCCGCAGACATGGGCTTTATGTACGGGCTAGGTCAAACACAGCGCGACTACGATCAGAGGGTTTTGGACAATCAGCGCAGGGAGGGTATGCGCGGCACTGAGCAAGCGTTGTATCCAATAAACTACGCTTACGGTGCGCTATCAGGAACGCCATCTGCGGGTGTTGCAAGTCAATACACGACAGCCCCTGCCCAGCCGGGAACCAACCCGTTTATCGCTGGCATAGGCGCGTACACAGCCCTTTCGGGTATTAACCAACAACGTACTTGAGGGCTTTAATATGGCTGGCATTTTAGGCGCACAAAATGAAGTAGAAGCGAGAAGAAGGGCGGCTGAAGAAGCTAGGGCAGATGTTGCGTTTGGTCAACGTTTTGGTGATCGACTTGCTGGATACAGCAAAGGTGCGGATACTTACTTAAAAGGCGGGTTGGGTGATCTCATTGGTAATATCAGTGGTTTCTTTGGTGATGAAGATACTGCGGCACGTTTGGCCTTTGAATCAGATGAACTTTATAGACGCGGCGGAGAATTTTTCGATAAAGGTTTAGCTGGTGGGCAAAAGTATTTAGACGAGTCTTCAATACCAATTACTCCCCAAGAAAGGTCAGCGAGAGAAAGCGCATTAGCCGAACAAGCAGTAAAACAGGCTCAAGCCGCAGAA